TAAATGCAAACATTTAGGTCGTTTTGTCAATATCGAAGATGCTATTGCGGCGTACAAAGTTGCAGCGGCAAAATATCATACTCATAACCCTGCGGCAACAATATGAACTTTCTTGAATTTTTAATGTCCTTGGCTCCCGAGGGTGAGACTGCGCTGATCGTGCGTCAGAAACCCATGCTTAAGGATGGTGAGTTGCAATTCCACGCAGACGGCGCGATCAAATGCACATGGCCTGCCATGTTGCCAGACGCCAAGATCAAAAAGGACTGGGCGATCTACGGCAACACCGCCAGCTTCATCATCGACCGCTTCAAAGATGGCCACGTCTCAGCGTCTGCCGCCAACTGCGAGTATGTGTTGGTGATGGTCTTGGACGATGTGGGCACCAAAGCCGCCATTCCACCGCTTGAGCCGACTTGGAAGATCGAGACGTCGCCCGGCTCGTTTCAGTGGGGCTACGCCTTCTCAGAACAGCCCACAAAGGCCGACTTCAGCGCGGCCATCAAAGCCATCGCCGATGCTGGCTACACCGATGCTGGCGCTATCAACGCCGTGCGCAACTTCCGTCTGCCAGGCTCTATCAACCTCAAGCCCGGCCGTGAGAACTTCGCCGCCAAGCTAGTCGAGTTTGAACCTAAGCGTGACTTCACCCTTGACCAAATCTGCGACGCCCTTGGCGTTGTTCCTGCGCCAGCCGACTCTATCGGCGTGCGCCCAATCCGCTTGTCAGACGACGGCGCTGACGATGTGATGGCGTGGCTGTCCAGTCAGGGCTTGCTCTTGTCCAAGCCTAATCAAGAGGGCTGGGCTGGCGTAATCTGCCCCAACTCAGCCGAGCATACTGACGGCAACCCAGAGGGCCGCTACATGCCAGCGAACCGCGCCTACTGCTGCTTGCATAGCCACTGCCTTGACATTGACTCAGGCGTGTTCTTGCAATGGGTTGCTGACAATGGCGGCCCCAAGCATGCGCCGGGTCTGCGTGAAGAACTGTTGACGATGGCCATGGATCAGGCGCTCTCCAAACTGAACCCGACCGAGGCGTTCCCCGATGCTGGCGCGGCTATTGTTGCCGAGGTCGAGCGCAAGGAACTGGGCCGCATCGAGAAGGAGGGCTGGTGGGAGCGCTTTGCGTACATCCAAGACGATGACGCCTACTTTGACATGAACGACCGCCGTGAGATCGGGCGCGGTACTTTTAATGCTTTGTTTCGTCACATCTCATGCAAGTCAATCCACAATCAGCGCAAGATTGAGGCGTCTGTCTGCTTTGACGAGAACCGCCAAGCCAAGGGCGCGAAGACGTTGGTGGGTGTGACCTATGCACCAGGCGAGACAATCCTTTGCGCCCGTGAGGGTCTGGTGTATGGCAACCGCTGGCGCGATGCCCGTCCGTCTGTGACCGCCGGTGCTGACGCGTCGCCATGGCTCAAGCACGTTGAGCGCATGATTCCTGATGCCATCGAGCGTGAGCATGTGCTGAACGTGATGGCGTTCAAGTTGCAAAACCCCAACGTCAAGGTCAATCACGCCGTGTTGCATGGTGGTCACCCAGGCTCAGGCAAGGACACCATGTGGGCGCCGTTTTTCTGGGCCATTGGTGGTGAGTCGCTTGCCAACGTCAAGAAGCTGGACAACAAAGACTTGTCAACTCCTTGGGGCTATCACCTTGAGTGCGAGGTGCTGATTATTAACGAGTTGCGCCAGCCCGAGGCGTCAGACCGCCGCGCCCTTGAGAACAGTCTGAAGCCCGTGATCGCCGCCCCGCCTGAATTCTTGTCAATTCAGCGTAAGGGTCTAGCACCTTATGAGGCCGTCAACCGCTTGCAAGTGGTGGCGTTCTCGAATGAGCGCATGGCGATCACCATTCCCTCTAATGACCGCCGTTGGTTTGTTTTGTGGTCTGACGCCCTTTGCATGGAAGCTGACGCCGCGTCTCGCATGTGGGCATGGTACAAGTCTGGCGGGTTTGCATCCGTGGCGGCGTGGCTTGCGTCCCGTGACGTGTCGGCGTTCAATGCAGGTGCTGCCCCTCCAATGACCGAGGCCAAAGCCATCATGGTTGAGACCGGCATGAGCGGCGCTGAGTCGTTCCTTGTTGAGATGATGAGGGCGCGTCTGGGTGAGTTTGCGTCTGGCGTGCTGGGCGGCCCGTGGCAGTCAACGTGTGACCGTCTCACTGGCGTGGCCCCTGCGGGTATGAAACTGCCCGTGGCGGCCTTGTTGCATGCGTTCCGTGAAGCGGGCTGGGTTGATATGGGCCTGCTCAAGTCGCGGGCACACACGACCAAGAAACACGTTTTTTGCGCCCCTGACATGGTCAACAGAGGCAAGTCAGAATTGAGGGACGCTTGCGAGCCTGACGGCAAGTCGCCTTTGATGAAATTGGTGAGGTAAAAAAGAAGGCCCCGATTAAGGGGCCTTTTTAAAGTGTGGCAACTGTTACAAGTCAAGGAGAATGGCAAGTAACGCCGCCAGTATAACGGCAATGAGTAAGATCATCTAGTCATTGCCTCCATAGCCCCACGGTTAAGCAACCGCCGCGCCTCTGGCCCTTCGGCATGCGCTTGTTTGTATTCGTATTCCTCGGCCTTGCCTAGTTCGTGCCGGTAACCAAGGTCGATGTAATAGTGTTCGGTATAGGTCAACGGCCTGAACGGTGCCAACGCCTCGGCTATGGTTTGGTTCATGTGTTTTTCTCCTTGAGTTTGGCTTCAATTTGATTGATTGGAAACGGCCCATATTCTTCGGCTAATTCCGCGTATTCGTCTGCCGTCAACCCTACCCAAGCGCGTTTCGGTGGCGAAACGTATCGCCACCCCACGCCTGGCGTGTAAGTTGGGTACTCTAAAACACCCCTTTTGCGAATTGCCGCAGTGATTGAAAAAGCCATCGCTTTCATCGCAAACAGCAATTCTTCATAGTTTGGCTCGGCGTCCACATTTTCATTAAAGGGCGCGGCCATTACAATGTCGTAAATGGCCTCACGTTCCGCCAAAATTATTTGCGCGGGATCTAATACTGACGATTCTTCTAATGCGGCTTTAAGGGCAGCGATGCCGTTAATAAGCGCCTGCGAAGGGTAGTGAGTCTGCGCTTCCTCTAATTCCAACTCTTGAAGCGCTAGGGTTAATGTTTCTTTAATCATTTGAGCGCCTCCGTCAAGATACATTGAGCCGTGTCAATATCGCCCGCTTTGAGCGCGTCAAGGGCTTGAATAATGGCCTGCTTAGGTGTGATCTTGCGCGTCTTAACCGTGGGCACATAATCGGGGTCAATTTCCTCTAGCACTTCGGGCGCGGTAGCGTCTAGCATGGGCGCGAGCCGGTCGGCGTGCGTGTACTGTAAAGCAATCAAGTGTTGGTGGTCGTTGATGCTTGCATACTCGCGCACATAATCCGCCGTTGTTGTCAGCCCCGCGTAAAACTTGGGATAGTGCCTCCGCATACAGTCAAACCGGCGATCAATTTTAATTTTGATCTTGGGCGGCTTGTCCATTGCTGCGCGATACGCGGCGGCGTTTTCAGGCTTGCACTTTACTTTGATGCCGTGGCGTGTGAATTCGATCATAAAGTCTCCTTTTGTACATAAGTGCGTGAGGTTTCGTCATAAACCATGACGGGGCCAATGGCGTGGTCAGTCATTTCCCAGCCCAGCTTTTCATAAGCGGCGTAAGCGGCCTCATAAGTGGCATAAGTGCCAACAACCTGCCCAGTTTGTTTATGGATTATTTCGTGAGGTTTCATATGTTGCTCCATTGGTTTGCCATAGCGTTTGCCATGCCTTTAAAAAATTTACTTCGGTTTTTCGCGTCATCGCCCCTTTTTGCTGCGCCCAGCGTTTTGCCGCCTAATTTGCGGCTTGTGCCAGATGGACAAAAAGGCACAATACCCTCAGTCACAATGTCAGACGGCACAAGCGGCGGTAAGCCCTTAAGCCATAACAAAGTTTTTTTGGTGTACGGCTCGCCAAACATCCACGGCTGAATTGTTTGCGTCTCCGTAGGCAAGCCCACAATGTTTAGCGGCTTTGGGTTTTCCACACATATGCGCGGAATGGGCGCGTCAAGTAAGGCCATAAAGAATTCTTTGGCCTCCATTGCTTTTGCCAGCCGTTCAGGGTCAACGATGCCCTTTTGTGGGTACATCCGGCACGCGCCCGCGTTTGACATGTAGGTGCATGGCGGGTGAGCGATCATTAAATCCCAGCCGTGATCTATTATGTCCATGACGTTGCATTGATAGTGATCGCCCAGCGGCGACTCACTAGGCAAAATGTCGCATGACGCGGCGTAATGCCCAGCCCTGATAAAAGCATCCCTGACCGTGCCGGAATACTCGCAAGCAACTAAAACGCGCATTGTGTGGCCTCATTCGTCGTTTGTTGGGGTTTCATGTGGGCGATAGCCCAAGTCATAATCGGCGCGCTCATCAACGGGGACAATGACCGGCGCGCCGTTTGCGTCTAGCACTTCGCGCCCGTATTCGTCTAAAGCGTACCCATCACGGCTAACGTAATTAAATTTCATGATTAAAAGTTCCTATAAAGAATTTTGCCGTCTTCGGTCTCATGGATGAAAACGCCCTCATCCTCTAAATGGCGAATGACCGCAATACGTAAGTCTTCGCCCTCTATGTCATACGCGCTTGCGATCGCCTCAATTGTGTCTTCGCAGAATTCACAACATATGGCAATGGGGTCAAATTCGACTTCTTCATCCATTGACTCAAGATAATCAAAAAGCGCGCCCAGTCCCTCATAAGAGAAATTGTCTGGGCGGTATTTGAAACCGGCGCGAAAGTCTGATAGTCCGATAGTTTGGTACATGGTTTATCCCCTTACAGTTAAGAAAAAAGCGAGCATGAGGCCGACAGCAACGGCGGCGAGAATGTCATAAATTGTTTCTTTATCCATGGTTTGCCTTTCAGTTAAATAATGCTTTGCAAAGCGCGTCAGCTTCGCTCGAGTCAATCGCGGTTCTGAACGCGTCGACATACTCAGCAAACTGAGGATGATCGGAGCGCAGCTGAACGCCGCCAGTTTTACGCGTCGATTCGACGATCAAGCCTGAGTTATTAAGTAGATGCACCGCGTAGTTTGCGGATTGATGGAGAGTTAACATCGGTTGCCCTTTCGTTGTTGGTGTATGTATTGTAAAAGATTCTTTTACATTGTCAACAACTATTTTCTAGGGACAAACCCTAATGCGTGTGTCATTGGGTGTAGCGTGTGTGTAGCGTTTTGACGTGCAAATGACTCACGCTCAAAGCCGCATGTTATCTAGCTTTTTGCCTGTTGTGGGTTAATGTGAGTTATGATTTTTAACTAAAGAAATTTACTGTATGTGTATATACCCCTGGGAGTATGCGTTTGTCATGGAGCGCCCGTGCCACGACAGTAAAAGAGAGTCCCTCGCCGAGCATGACCCACAAATACCCCCTTTTCTCTTGAAAGCCTTTATCCATGCGGGTTTCAACGTGAACGCCTAATGACTCACAATGACACCCACGTTTCTAAGTTGTTGATTTTGATTGTGTTTCTGTGAGTCATGCAAAATATACTGGGGGGGGTATACCTTCAAGGTGTTGTGAGTCAATGTGAGTTATGAAAAGGGAATGACCCACAATGACTCACAAACCATGCAAGCGTGCAAACCGCGCGGCACAATGGCGCGATGCAAAAGCCATGACCCACAATGACTCGCAGCTAAAACCCTACTGGCAGCAAAGGCATTTTTGGCCGAGGGGGAGGGGGTAGGGCCGAGCGCAAAGGGCCAGCAAAAACGTAGCGTTCACGAACAATTTTTTTTCTTATAGAAAAATGGCCCCCTTGGCTAAATTATTTTTTGTTGTAAACTCACAACCACTCGCAAACGCGCAGGAGAACACATGTTCCATTCGATTCCATTTACACCGCGCAAGGTCGAAGCGACAGAGTCGCGCTTGAAGGCGGTATATGACGCGGCCAAGCTGGGCCTCAAGGGCGACGCACTGGCGTTAGCCGCAGGCATGCTGCCTATTGAATACAGACAACTCACGCAACTTGACCCCGTGGTGGAACTCGCCGCGCAGAAGGGCAAGGCAGATGGCGAGATCGAACTGTCCAAAGTCATGCACCAAGCCGCCCTCAACGGCGACGCCAAGGCAGCGTTAGAAATCCTCAAACATCAACACGGCTGGGTGGCCAAGCAGGCCATATCTGTCGAAGTGGATCAGCGCATATCAATCACTGGCGCGCTGGCTGAGGCGACTAAGCGAGCGCTGACAGTCGAAGATGCCAACATCATAGAAGCCCAAGTCAATGCAATCGACCATATACAGCGCTGAAGACGAACAGGAACTCATGGCGCGGTTGTGGGCGCCAGCGATCAAGGACAACCCCTTGGCGTTTGTAATGTTTGCGTTTCCTTGGGGTCAGCCAGGTACGCCACTGGAGCATTTCAAAGGCCCGCGCAAATGGCAGCGCGAGGTCTTGCAAACTATTGCCGACCACATCAAACAGAACAACGGCAAGGTCGATTACGACACCCTACGCCACGCCGTGTCGTCTGGCCGTGGTATTGGTAAGTCGGCGTTGGTTAGTTGGATCACAATCTGGATGCTGACCACGCGGATTGGTTCCACGACCATCATCTCGGCCAACAGTGAGTCTCAGCTCAGAAGTGTCACATGGGCCGAGATTACCAAGTGGCTGGCAATGGCGCTTAACAGCCATTGGTTTGAAGTGTCAGCCACAC